AACCCCGCTAGAAAAGACTATTCGAGAATGCCAAGAAACTCAGCAGTTCATTACTGTTCGTAAGGTAACTGGTGGGGCAGCGTCCGTTACTTACCGCGACCTCGGCGAAAAGAATGTTCCGTTAGAGGGCAAGGTTACCCATCTACAAGACACTGGATGGGTAGAGTGTAAGCCGGGAATGTGGGTGTCGAGTAAGTTTATTCGGGAGGGGGTGCAAGCCGACAAAGTAGCTCTACCCCTAGAAAGCGCATACCAGCAAGCCCGGTGGGCCCCCATAGCAAGCGAGTACCTTGGGGTGGCCATACGTTGGTACTACGCCACAACGCCGGAGGGGCAGCATAGGCGGCTGGTATACGCTGCGAGCAACAAGAAGGTGCCGAAGAGCGATGGAGCTAAGCCAATTATGGAGTTTGACGGAAAATTACCATCGGGTATAGACTATGATTGGTATATAAATGAGGCAAAGCGTATTCTAAGTGATGTTGGATACCCAATGTAAAACAAAGCCCCTCATTGAGGGGCTTTTAACTATTGATGAAACCCAGGATCCCCGTACTTATAAAGTACAACGTCAGCGTAGTATGGGTCAGCTGCAACAGTGGTTGTTGCTAACTGTTCAATGACAACGCTAGAGCAACCGGAGCGGATTAAAAAGGCAAATGGGGCACCCTCTCCAGAGACGTATTGAACGATTGCCCCGTCATTCCACACCCTAAATTGCCCACCAGCCAACGCATATCCAAGACGGGCAATCATTCTATCCATGTTAACCGGGTTTATTGTGAAAGAGCAAAATGGTGCCCAAGTAGTACCTTTAACCGGGGTGAACCGCAACCTTCCAACTGTAACAATGTCGCCAACAATCTTGTTTGCATAGATAGTTCCAAGGACATTGCAGTTCTCGCTTATGAGTACGTTATTAAACGTTCCACCTTTGGCGTTAACGATCCCTGCAAATGTACCATCGCTGAAATAAACGTCCTGCCCATACATTTTCCCATCCGAGTCTATCCCAGCTCTCCATTTTTTTCCATGGGCGCTAAATTGACCATCTGGCTTGTCCCCTATCCATAAGTCTCCACCACGGAAAGAGCCACCCTCAATAAGCGTACCAACCAAATGCTGAACGTCAATGTACTTAGCAATCACTTGACCAATCTCGGCATCGTCTAGAAGAAGCTTGTTCATGTAGGCAACCCCATCTTTAACCACAAACGGATGTCGACTCCCTTCTCCTGTTGCACCGCTTGGGTCAAGAATGGCAAAGACCTCCGCGTCAACAATACATTTTACACGGGTTACACCGTCCGGGTCTGTTTCAATGGTTAATCCAATACCGCCGTACTTGTCCAAATCGGTATTTCCAACCTTAGCTGTCCACATGTCTATTGTGTTTTCAAGAGGTTTGCGCAAATCTTCAATTAAATCCTCAGCCCCGATACTCCCGGAGATAATGTCTAGTACCGAATCCACGTCTTTACCTGTTGCGGCAGATAAAGCGAAGAATGCGGACTTACCGTAAGCATTAACAGACCGAACCCAGTAATAGTGAAGAGTTGCGGGCTGTAAGCCACTATGAACCAACGACGTCCCCATACCGAGAAGTTGAGCCTTATTTTCTACTTCATTAATTGGTAAGTCTGATCTGTAGTAGTAGAATTCGCAAACCGTTCCAAACGCTAATGAGCTGGTAAACTTGGGGAACAATGTCAAGTCCCAGTTGCCAGCTTCAACATCCACGCGCACAGGGACTGGTGGCACCGCCACAGTAAACGCTATGGTTGCCCATGGGCTTGCTGCCCCGCTAAGGGCCACAGCACGCACCATGGCGCTATAGTCGCCAGCCGCCAACCCACCTAGGCGGCACACCTGCCCCGGCACCTGTGCCGTCGTTACAGTAGCTGAGCCACGTTTAACAACAACCTCGTTATAGCCAATAATGCCAGTGTTAGTCCATGTAAGGCTCCCCTGAACCGTCTCCCCAACTGGTTCAGTTGTGAACCGTAGTTGGTCAGGCATGGCTGGCCCGCTACCGGGAAGTGTGGTTAAAGGAGGGCGAACAATTGGTCGACCTACAATATCCCCATAAATTTCTGGTGAGTCTTGAATGAGCACCAAGCCAATTGCGTCTCGAGCGGAAAAATCCCACTTGACTATTTTAAACTCAACCCCTTCAATTCCAATAGACGGGATATACAAATTAACACTTTCTCCGGGTCGGTATGCAAAAGCGGAAAAGTTCATTGGAACAGTAATAGTCCTGCCAACCCGCTTACGCTGAAGGTTAATCATTGCAATCCGCTGAGCTTGGTATACTGACGTGACAAACCTGTAATTCACGTCTTCAACGTATTCCCTCCCGTCCTCGTCTACGTACTGTTGAACTGTAACTTTCGGGAAGTCACACTCCAAATAATTGTCGTCTTTATTAACAAACTTCCCGGTCATTGTGTTACAACGGTCAGCCAAAGATGTTTCAGGAGTAATTTGAACATCCCCAACAATCTGGTATTCGTAAATATCATGAACCGCTGGCCCGTTATAGGCTCCAACAAGAATCCCATGCTTGCCCCCGGTGTAAACAGGTTGACCACAACATGAGTCCAACATTGCTTGCATCACCTTTGTTGGATTCTCGTTGATATCAAACTCGCAGTTTGTCAAATAGCGGTTTTCATATTGGTTGTTCCCAATAGGTACAGCTTCTGTGCAAATATTTGCAGCTGCAATAAAGTGATCCCACAGAATTTCTGAGTCTTGAACCTTCCGGTAATAGCGCAGATAGTGTAAGTAAACCAATGCAGAGTTGGCTGTAAACTTTGTTTGACCATCTCGAGGGTCGTACACACTCCAACCGTGTTTAATCCATTTAACATTTGGGATCCCAGACGGGAACTTTTCAGAACTAAATTTAAAACTGATACGCAAAAACGCAATACCGCGCCCAATCATATCGCTGCGCCAACTCGAGCAATGCTGCAACAGAAATGGGTCGCAGGTTGTTCTATTATTATGGAACTCCCACGTTACATGCCCACCAAAGTTGGCAATTGGTTCGTCATTCAGTAAAATTGTGTCTATACCGTTAATGGGGTGCCCGGCAATGGTAAGGCACATGTGCAACCATTCGTCGTCCGTTTGCCCACCAGCCTCTTCTTCTGCAAAAAAGAGCACACCCGACCCCATAACATCCCCGTACACAGCGTTCTTTGGAGCTGCGGCGGCCCTTAGAACTTGCTTTCTTTCTTGAGGGGAGCGAAAATCACCGGGGTTGAATTTCTTTGCAGAAAGGACAGCCATAAAAGACATGGCCATAGCACCAACAGACAGAGCCACAGCGAGAGTGGCCCCCATAAATCCAGCCGCTGCTGCGGCAACGGCACCAACTACAAGAGGCGGCATTTACTCAACCCTCCAAGCTCTAAGAATTTTAGGTGTGGTTACAACCAACCCAGTTAAACCAACCGCCCATACTTGCCCGTTCCACAGAACCCCAATTGTTTCACCCATATCACCATCGATCAGGACAACGTCAGCCCTCTGCGCCATTTTGGGGTTTACTTCCTGGAACATATCGCCAAACGCTTTGGCTATTGTGCGGTGGTTCCGTAGGATTGCTTTTCTCGCCCCAACCTCGCTGTCATAGGTTCCGCGGTATGGCTCCGCTGGGTCTTTTCCACACACAATCTTGCAGCAGTTTGCGGCAAATAAACAGCAGTCAAATTGACCCCATTTAAAAGGGGTTTCTAAATTAGCCTTGAAGTAATCAACAAGGTCTTTTTGCCAAGTTAAAGTTCTCATTATTGATAGCTCGCAAATGGAGGGGCATCCTTTTCGCTACCCCAATAAATAGCCCGCTCCGCCATTTCTGCAACATGTCGGAATATACGGTCGCCCGGGAATTGTGCGGAATGGCTTTCGTCTGTGAAGCGTCCAGAATCCCCGTATTGCCAGTCTTCAAATATGTTGGACACTGTATACGCCAATGAGTTTACGTCGCCAGCTGTCATTGCAGTCCTTGCAATCTTACCCTTAAAGATTACGTTCGCTCCAATAACCTTTCCTAACTTGTCGAAAACAACAGCCATGACAGACACAGGTTTATTGATGCATTGCTCGTTAAGGGTTATCCCAACAAGGGATGTTTCTAAACCATTTAATGCTAAAGTTAACTGGGTTGGGCTAAGGGTGTGCTCTTCCTTAGCTGAGCTAATCTCCCCGAGAGTACCAAGACCAAGGTACGGCTCCCCGCCAATTACAAGCGTCCCGGTTCCGCTATGGGCACGAGTAACACCGCTACCAAACTCAATCTTAACGGCCAAAGCCAGTGTTAAATTTGGCTGGTTCATAGCGTCAACAAATGTTTGGTCAAACATGCTATACAGAACACTCATTGAGAATCCCCCAACTGCATGTTTGTTTCCGTGTCTTGGGTAGACTGGGATCGTGACTGGGAAAC